CTGCAGGAAGTAATGAAATGTAAGAATTATTCGGTACGGTTCCAAAAGGAAGCAACCTACTCATATTGTATATCACCCATGGGCAACATAAAATAAGTATTCTTAAATTTACATCACCCTCAAAGAGGATAACCTACAACAAAACCCCTAAAAGATTAGGGTAAAACTGACCATTCTTCAATCAGTTTTGCTCATTCAATGAGCAAAACTGATTTTCTTGGTTGATATATCAGTTTTGCTCATTTATATATTATAAAACCTCGCGGTAGAGGAAATAATATAAATGGTGTAACTTTAACGTCGTTACAGACTATACAGGCGGATTAATGACTACACCCACATTTATGGTTGGAACTCCTGTAAAGAAGAACAAATTAAAATCTGGTCCCGTAGCGCAATAAAACTCTGCAGTATCGCGGGCCGTAGCCGCGATGGTGGGATTTTGCCATGTAGACTGGAATACATGATCAGTAACTCCCAAACGAGGAGTGGTAGCATCCACCATTGGAGAAGGATGTGTACCAACAAATCGTTGATTACTAATGAAAGGGCACAAAACAGTCACACCTGTTTGCGTTTTGGTATTACTTAAAGCCAGACCATTGCCCGATCGCGCAGACACTCCTCCATTCAGAAGCGAGAACGCATAGGTGGGTGTACTAGTTTCATCTAAAACTGCTACATTATCATATCCAGTCGGCAAAGGAACACTATCAGGAGAACGCGTAAATTGCGTTTTAATTCCATCTGTGTCCCCAGCAATATTGACAGCCCAGTACATAGACCCACGCCTACCTGCAAAACAGGGTGACAACCAACTAACAAATGTATTAGCTACATAGTTAAATCGATTACCACCTCCAGCATCATGAATATTTTTCACATTATTGCTCATGTTTAATGATTCTGGATACATATAAAATGTACTGCGGGCGGAAACACCAGTTAACTCATTAGTATTACCACGCACAAAAGCGTGACGGTGCATAAGTTGGCGAAATGACATAGCAGTTTCACCACCGTATACCAGATTGACATTGGGCTCTTCAACATCACAGTCACCCATACATTCATCAACTTTAACATGCTCATTCATACCAGCTTGAGAAGTCCATTGAGATGTACGAGGGGGTGCACGCGGTCCCATAACCTTTAAGTTATCACCTCCTCTCACTGATACAATCATTGAGATAGGCGCGTCGGCAATTGGAGAAGTAAGTTCTGTCACAACAGCTACTTTAATATAACCATTATTACCAGATACACCCGAAATACCCACAAGTGGATTAGTGAACACAACACTAGAACTAGCACCGGGAATAGGTAAATAAGCCAAAGCTTGCATATAAGGAACACAAATTTCAATATCCTGAGTCTCTCCAATATCAAAGATACGAGTGATATTAGCAGTCTCATCAGAAGGTGTAAAATCATTAGCACGCGGACTAGGTTCAAAAGTAATCTTAAAACGTCCACGATGATATTGAGTAGCAACAACTTGAAAACGGAAAATAACATCTCCTGTCCAAAATTGAAACATGCTCAAGGCATGAGATAAAGGTGTTCCCCATAATTGGAAATTGGCATATCTATACAACTGGGCTGGAGAAACTGCAGATACAAATAAAACAGCATCTGCCAAATCAGAAGTATTCCAATCAAAGTAAGTCAAATAGGACTCGCGAGTTACAAAAGAACTAACAGTAAGTTCATCTGTACCATCCAAACCAACTGTACGAGAATCCAACGTCAATTCATTCTTTGGATCTAGTGTTAGTTTGGGCGTAGGAGCCCCGATTTCTGACGAAGCGAAACCTCCAAATGGTAAGTCCTTGTATGGCATCACGTTTGAAATAACGGGAATATTGGTAAAACCAAACCATGCAGCTACACGAGAAAGAGCACCTGCCCCTATCTCGGTTGCTCTCGCAAATGGGCCGATCACTGGGACTTTTGATAACGCAGCGCCCGCATTCGCAACTGCGGAGGCTACGTTCGAAACTGGTCCTGAACCATACTCGTCTCTAGCATCAGCAAAATCAGTAACTTGATCCATAATCTTAGTGCTAGCAGATTGACTCGTCTTAGGTGATGACTTCTTTTGCATGGATACACGTTTAGAACGTTTCGCTTGCAAAATGACCGTAGGTGCAGATAATTCCATATTTTCCGCCCATGCATATGTTCGAATAGTGATATTTGCACCACCAACACTATTCGCATTACGCAAAGCAAAAGGAGAATCGAATCTAATAGAACCCATACGGGCAATATCAAGTAATGAGTTGTTAGACCAATTCTTCTCCAAGAAGAAAGGCAAGGTCATTTCACCACCAGCACTCTCCGAAGCACTAATCCAGATGTGTGGTCGCTGGGAATAAGTGACTAACTGTTCATCAATACCTATAGAAGGTGCTTGATGAGAATCTGGCAAGGGATTATATGATACCAAGCCAGCACCATAATAAAAAGGTGAAGCAGATAATACGATTTTAATTTTTAGATTACATCTCCAGAGACCGTAATTATCTAATTTCTTTTTAATAATAGGATTTGACAAATACTCAACCCATGGCGAGATATTATGTGTCAACTTAACACCTTCAAACCAATGGAAAGTGTCAATAAGGACAGGGCGTGAAAGAAAATCTCCCAAGTCCAGTCCGGATACAGCAGATGAATCAAATTGAGAAACAGAGGTACCGGTAAATTCTAAAGATTCACCGCCTTTGTCGTCAACAAAAGTCATTTGCTGCTGAAGTGTAGTGTTTGAGGCAACCCCCACTTCTAAGGGTTGTTCTGCGGTGTTTTGGGTGCCGCTACCCATATTAATGTCAGTAAGTAGTAAAACAAATGTGAAGATTAACTCATCTCTCCACATGTAAAAATTTTCAAAAATAGGCTGTCCAAACCTTAATATAAATATATTTTCAAGGGACGCTTAGGAACAATTATATATACAGTCCTGATATAACAAACAATAAAATTCATAAAAGTAAATTATTATACAGTAAATTAATGTACATATGTTGATTTTGGTTATGACATATCAACAAAGCCAATATTCTTTCTATAAAACGAAAGAAGTTTTTTCCGAGCACTCTCGGAATTGAGTCCACAATGACTCATACGTGGGTAATTTTCTATCCTCAAAGAAAGAATCTAACCCATTGTGAGCAATAGCCTCAAGTAATAGTGATGTTTTCAAATTAAACTCACTCTTACCATAATGCCACCACTCACGATGTGCGCAACGAATAATATCGGAAACCTGACTGTTAAGAGTCTCAGTTTTCGATTTAACTATAACACACAACATTTTGTGTATACTTGCCTCCTCCAACGGAGCTAAGAATACACCCTGCTCATCATCCCACAACCAAGATCGTTTCAAGAAACTAGCATCGGAAATATGGATGAATGGTACAGATTCAGCTTCCTTATCAGCCATAGTATACACAACACCAATCTTAGCCAAAGCATCTCGAATAGTGGTATGATTAAAATTATGACAATCTTCAGAAACTGACATGATATTATCATCACCATACGTCATCAAGGAAACATTATCGCTGAAAGTGGCAACATTATTCCCAGTGAGGGCATATGTATAACGCATGTAAAGTGAATTGGCAATTGAATTAATAATAACAGTTAACGGATGCCCAGAAGGATTAGAACCCCAAAAGGTAACCAAATCACCATTAAAATCAATCATAGGGTAAGCAGTATCTTTACAAACGCAATACATAGAAGTGATCTCTTCACGACTAAAATTACCCGATTCTTCAGCTAAAACAATAAGAACCTCGAATGCTGCAGTAATTAAAGCAGGAGGCATACGCTTATCGTAAGCTTTATAATCTCCAGCAACAATTCGAAAAGTTCCAAATTTTGTGATATGTTTAAACATATCGGTCCATTCAGTAGAAGGGGCTACAGTTCCAACACCACATTCGAAAGCAAATTTATAATTTTGCATAAGACGAACGTGACTCAAGAATAATTGGCGTACAACAATACTCCAATCAAAAGGAGCACCACAAAAAACACGTGTTTTACCACTTTGTTGTTTCTGAGGATTAACAGCTTCATCCTTAAGATGTGCAGTAAAAACAGGTTGATAGCACTCACCACGTGCATATTTTGCTGTAATATCATCAACACGCTCTTGAAGCACAGGAGTTATTCCAATAGGATCCGAAAGACCCCTTTCAGGAGCAACTTTTGTCAAATGTTTCCTTTTGGACTCACAAAAAGGAGCCCCAGCAGAAGTACCACGCTTGATACCATCAAGGAAAGCTATACCTTCAGCACCATTCAGAGCAGTAAATTGGTCACTCTTGCCCAGAATATGTTTCATAGCTTTAAAAGGAACTCTAGCACGAATGTGATCAAGATAAGAGGTAACACAATCTTTCAAAATAGAAGAATCTAATTCAACAACTGGATTAACCATATCTAAAGCAGCAATTCGCCACGGTCTCCATCCAGACATAATTGGTTTCCCAAAATCACTAGTAATCCCCTTCTCTTTCAAAAAAGGAGCTAAAGGTGAAGCGATAACTTGAGATTTAGTAGTAGGTCGAAAACCTGTAAAACTCCCATAAACTGTGGCTACTCCAGAGTCAATATATCTGAAAACACTCTTTGGATGAAGAGACGTTAAATGACGAGTATAACCCTGAGCACACAATACTGGTGGATTAACATCGCTACACGCTGAATCATCAAATTGGTCCATAAGACTCCTCAATGTACTACGCATAACAACAGTGGCACCGCAATAATCTTTCATGCGGTTCATTCCACCAAATGAATGAATGCCCAAAATTGCTTTCTTGTTACCACATTCGGCAATAAGAGGCATACCACACTGTCCCTTTTGAGTAGGACAAGAGGCATATGAACTTGCACAAAAAAGTGTAGTTTTGATGTCATTAATATATTTCTCATCATAAGTAATATGTGACATATCAATAGTATCAATAGCACCAGAACTTAAACGATCAATATACTGACCAGTAGCGTTTCCACTAGGCTTCGACGTAACAAAGTACTCCAACAACGAACATCGAGGTGGAATATTAACTATTCGCACTAAAGCAAGATCATTCTTAGGATCACGTCTAA